CCCAAGTAGATCTCTGATGTTTTAACGCTGAGTATTTATCTAATATAAATTTGGCTTTTTTGTCTACCGCCATCTATCCTCCTAATAATGTAAATTTTTGAGTTGTTAATTTGTTATCTCCCAAACCTTTAGCTCCAGTTAAGATGGTGCTAGTTCTGCCTTTGCCTCTCATCATATCCGTTTTAGATACAGCTGTTGCTTGCGAAATTTCTGGTTTCGTTGGCGTTGGTACATAAACGGGTGCTGGTGGTGGACTAGGTTTTGGTAATACTTTTCTTGCTACGCCTCCCATATTAATATCCTCCTAATAAAGTTTTCTTTGAGATCTTACTTGGATCATCTTCTAAACCATCAGCTCCAGTAAGAATAGTTGATGATCTGCCAGTCATATTAGATCTAGCCTTAGCTCTTTTTAATCTTATTCTTTCAGCTCTATCAGCATCGTCAAATTTTGGCGGCTCTGGCAGCGGTTGTACTGGCGGAATAGCTGGCATCGCTGGTATCTTTGGTTTTAAAAATCCCATAATTTAGTCTCCGTGTATGCTATAATTATTTATAGCAAATTTTTGATTTACTCTAGGTTTATCTGGTAAGTCTGTTATTGACATCGCCATATACCTCGCAGCATCGCAAGCGTGGCTGGACCAATCTTTAACTGGCTTATTAGAAAACATTTTATTTTTTTCATTATACTTTCGATGGTATTGACGCAACGCATTTATTAATGGTTTTGTATTTTCTATATCAAACCAACATCGAGGTAATATCATTTTTAAACTATGAATACCATCCTCTAAAGCAAGTTTAGGTAAAATTCTAAACCTAATCCCCAATTGGTAAGCTACCTCTTGCCTGGTCTTACCCGTTGAAAATTCCATAACTTCTATATCATGCGGAGCATAATGCTCGCCATAAATATAATCTTTATCTTTTACTACTCTAACATAGTGAGGTAATCCCTCTCTGTTGTTTTCGTAATAATCAATAATAATAATTTGGTTTCCTAAAATTTGAAAAAAAACAATTGCTGTACTATCATCCACTCCTAGATCCCAGGCTGTATGTACCTCCAGGCTAGGATCATAACTCATTTTAGTAAGCTGGTTATCTTCTTCTAATTTTTTTATTATATCGCCATATACAGATCCCTCTATATTAGCAATCCAATCACACTCAAATTCTTGTCTGTACTTTGTATCTCCCATCTGAGCTTTAGCTGCATCAAGCTCTTTCTGGTCGATAATTTTTGTCTCGCTGGCTTTAGCTGTATAAGTGAACCACTCATCATCTCCTAAAGCATACTGGTATAATTCATAAAATAAATTTGCCATACCAGCTGGCGTTCCAATAAAATATGCAAATCCTTTTCGATCCGATATTGCTGGTCTAATTATTTCGTTCCATAACCTCGGATCTATTTGCGCTACCTCATCTATACAAACTCCGTCTAAGAATAAACCTCTTAAGCTGTCTGGCTGTTCAGAGCTGAGTAGTGTTATTCTGCTGCCATTCGGCAAATCACATCGCAGCTCCGTCTCGTGAAATTTTGCTCCTGGTATTTTACCAGCAAACATTTTTAAATAATCCCACGCTATAGACTTAGCTTGTTTATAAGTAGGTGCTATGTATGCAAACCTTGGGTTTTTTAATTTGCAAGTCAAAGCAGCTTTTATCAAGTGATTAATAATCGCCACACTTTTGCCAAACCTACGATGACAAGATAAAACTGCGAAACGATGTTTATCTAATTCTTTATGCAGCTCAGCTTGTAATGGTCTAGGCGTATAAGGTATTTTAACTAACATTAAACTAGTGCCAAAATAACTATGACAGCAACAACACCAATAACCACTTTCTTATGTTCTTTCCAAAAGTGTTCTATTTGATCTATTATTCCTAACATCATTCTCTCCTCCGCATTAATGAATAGTCGGCAAATCAAATAAATCTTTTATAGATGTATATTCTATGCCGCTATTCTTCATTAATTTATTTACAAATTTATTTGCGTGATCTAAATCTTCAAATCCGTTTAGATGGATAACTAAACCATTTGTTTCCTCAGCAACAAAAACCATAGCTGTAATTAATTTATTTGTGTATATCATTATGCTTTCTTATTATTTTTTACAAAATTTCTTGCAGCCGCCACAGATCTAAATCCCCACTTCCTTAGAGCTAGAGCTTTTCGTGTTGGCTTGCCTTTACTATCTTTCATTGGTCCACGCATCCCAGCAAATCTAGCTGCGAAACTTACTCTACGAGGGTTCTTACCTTTTTTAACTGGTGCTTTTAGATTAGATCCATCTTTTCTCTTGAAGTATGCTCTGCCTTTTGCAGTTAATCCACCAGTTTTGCTTTTGTGTTCTTTCCTCATAGTGCGTGTGTGTTTGTGTCTTAAACTCCCAACTTATATATTTTACAAATCTGCGGCACAAAATGCGGGTGTACCCCCTTTGTTCTCGTGTATTTTTTTCTTTTTTATATGCTACAGACAGCCTTACTAACTCTATACTAACTGATTTACTCTATAAACTAGGATCCACGCCAATTGTCGCCAGGTTTTATAGCTGCGACCCAGGCTCAGAACTCCATAATGCGTGCGTGAGAACCATTGACCAGCTGCCGAAATAGAACTTTAAGCAGCAAGATCCAAAAAAAAACCCAGGGAGATTTCTCTCCCCAGGTTATTAATCGAAGAACTTTTCCAAGGCTCCGATGGCGGGAAAAGCTGCAGCTACATCCGCCACTCAATTAATTCTATCTCAATTTATTTGCCTCAAAGTATTTGTCATTTGCTTTGGCAACATGAGCAACAAAATCTTTTAACTTGTATTGTTGCT